CTAGAATCTCAGGCCAGCGCCAAGAGCCACGCCCTGATCGCTCAGGTCCCACCGGCTGTAGCCATAGAGGCCCGCGAATCCTTTCCCGCCCGCCGTCACTCCGATGGCTCCGGCTTCGAGGTTTACTGCCACGTCCACTCCCAGCTCCAAGGGCATCCCGAGGAGCCAGGGGGGAACGTCGACGCGCGCGGCCTGGTAGTCGAGCGCGAGGACTCCAGGGAGAGTTCCAGCGAGGACGCCGATCCTCCCATGCGCATTGTGTTGGGAGCTTGCGTTGCTATGTGGGATGCTTGCGTGGGATGCAGCCCCCGCTCCCACGGTCTGAGCCATCTCGATCGTTATAACCTCGTCATCGCCCGATTCTGGGGGGTCCGATCGTACCGGGGCACCCTCAAACGTCGCTTGTAGGGCCCCTGAGAGGGTCGATGGCTGTAACCCGCTCGCTGCCTTGGTTTGCGGCTTTCGGATGGTGATGCGAACGGTTTGGGATGCCGAGGCGGTGGAAATGGCATGATTTACCGGGAGATTAATCCGTGAATCCGTCACGGGTAAAGGTTTTCCGCGATCAGGAGTCGAGCACGTCGAGAGGGCGATCCCTAGAGGCAGGGCGATGGCCAGGATGGCAGCAAGGATCAGGTAAAGGCGTTTCATCGGCTCATCCCCTGCCAGCCCTTCGGCCAGGTCTGACGGCAGACGGATAGCGGCGGAGCCTCGGCATCCTGAAAGTGCGGCAGATCCCGAAACTTGACCCAATGACCACCCCAATCGATCCCCCTGCGCTTGGCGAGGTCGGCGATCCGATTCATTGCGGCCATGAGCTTGGGGTCCCGGTCCCATGCCCAGGTGAAGGGCTTGCCTCGGTACTGCGGGCCGCCGTCGAGGGCAAGGGCGAAGTTGTGGTAGGACTGCCCTGCCTTCGCATTGGTGACGATGGGACCGGGCTTCGTGCGGCCATGCTGGTACAGCTCGTCGGAGCGGTCGAAGCTGCGGCGAGTCTCGAGAATCACGAATTCGATCCCAGCAAGGGCACCGGTGGCGCTGTTGCTCTCGGCTTGCACGTCATTCAGCCAGCGATCCACCTTGGCCTTGAAGCCTGGCTGTAGGCTGGTTAGGGCGCGGTCAGTCGTTGACATCGGATGATCCTTTCTGAGCGATCGCCTTACTGGCTGCGTAGATGGCCCCGCTCACTCCCAGGAGCGCAACCCACCCTTGCGGCACGTCGGGGACGGTGGCCGATGCCAGAGCCGCCCGCAGGTAGACAGGGAGGAAGGTCAGCCAGGCGAGGAAGAATTGCGCGCGGGAGAGACTGATCCGCTTGCCGCTGCGCTCGAAGATCAGGGGCTTGAAGATGGCGCGAAGCTTCATCGGCGTTCCTTTACGATCGCGAGCAAGTCGGAGCGGAGCCCTCGCAGCTCGGAGACGACGTCGTCTAGTCGCTTGCTGAGGGCTTTGAATTCCTCTCGGGAGACGGTGTGCTCTATGTCTCGCTCAAAGGCCTTCAACCGGGCCGACAGGGACCCATAGCCGAAGGCGAAGGCAGCGAGTGACCCGATCAGGGAGATGGCGGGTCCGATCAAGTAAGTTTCCACGGGCATGGGTCCTTTCGTGCTAGGGAAGCAGGGCGTAGAGATCGGCCTTGATGACCTCGTAGAGGGTGGAGAGGTAAGACTGCGCGGGCTCCTCGATCCGAACGGGGCGAAGGACAAGAGCGGCGAAGGCTTGCCCCTCGATCGTCTTGGTGAGCCTGCGAATCTCGGTGTAGCTCCCGCCCTCGTCGGTGGTGCCCTCGGAGTAGGTGACGGTGAGGGCGCGGGCGTCCACGTCCACGGAGAAGCCGTGGATCTGCGTGTGGGTGACGACGGCGGTAATGGGTTGGGCCATGGTGTCCTCCAAAGTGAAAGCCCCCACCCGAAGGCAGGGGCAGGGGTTAGGTTGCGGGTTACTCCTCTTCGAAGGCTTCCTCGATCTGTTTGAGGATGCCTTGTCCGAAGTCGGCTCCTACCGACGTCTCCCACCATCCGTCCCGATCGATTGCCTCGCGATCGATGCCGTCAAGGATTTGCTTGACCTTGTCGAGGAGTCGTTGCTTTTGCTCGTCCATGAGTCCTCCTAGGTGACTTGCCGATAGCCCGCGCGGGGGGTGGGGTAGTCGAGGATCACGTCCGAGAGCGTCGAGAATACGTTGCCGTCGCTGATCAGGCGCGAGGGGTCGATCTCAGCCCATGCGGTCGCACCGTAGAGCGCGGCAACGTCCTGCGACGCTACGAGCACGCCGTCGATGTAGAGCCGCTGCCACATCTCACGGACGCCATCGGATTCGCGGATTTCGTTCGTCCATTCAAGCTCCGCATCATGGGGTGCGCTGTTGAAAAATGCGGTGCCGGACGCACTCTCAAGCAGCCCTCTACCGGCCGTACCCCCTGAACCGCTCGCTCCATCGTGCGCGCGATCGAAGGCGACGGACTGATCGGACGACGTTTTGCTATCTCGCCGGATGAGCCGCCAGATCCCCTTTCCGACGCCGCTCTGACGGATCCCCAGGAGCAAGACCTCGGCCAAATTTGGCGGCGTGGGTGGCGCAGGGAGGATCCGGAAGCTGATCCGCCCATTCTGCTGCCACGCCGGATCCAGCGCCGGGGATACCGGAGCGGGGATCGCGGTGTCTCCCGTCTGCACCTCCATGCCGGGATGCGAGCCCTTGACCAGCCGCAGGGACTCAACGATCACCGTACCTGTTCCGCTGTTGCCGATGATCTGGACCCTGAGCCCCGTGTCGTCGGATGCCGCCGTACCCGTCACGTAGAAGGTTCGAGTGTCGGTTGCGCGCAAGTCGGTCGTGGCGATCGTTTTCGAGGCGATCACGTTGCCCGACTGGTCCAGCAAGCGCAGAAGGACCGAGCCGGAGAGGGTGCCGAGCTTGAGCCGCGCTGCCGCCGTCCTGGTGGTGCTGGCCACGCTGGCAGGGGTCACGGCCTGATAGATGGCGTCCGTGGTGGCCGCAAGCGTCAGGGTGTTGGCGGCGCCGGATTTGGTGACGCTTGCGCCCGCCGTGCGGTTCCAGGTTCCTGATCCTACGGCCCCTTGCGTGAGGTCGTGGGAGTGGATCAGCTCCTGCTGGAGCGGGACGATGCCGCAGAGGTCGGGTTGGCGGGTGGCGGTGGCCGCAGTGGTCGGGATATACGAGGTGGTGAATGATCCCGCCTCTACTTGAGCCCATGCGATCGTAGCCGTGCCGGTGGTCGAAACTCGCGTGACGCGCCACTTGACGTTCCCGGCCCCCGGCCCGACTGCCGAAGTGTCGTACCGCTCCCATGCCGTGGTGAGGGTGATCGTCCGGGTGCCTACGGTCGCTCCGGTGTCGCTCCGGATCAGCTGGAGTTGGACCTGGATCCCGTTGGCGCTGCCCTTGAGCCAAAACGAGCCATCGAATGTCGCCGTGCCCCATGCCTGCGAGGTCGTTTGGTCGATCAGGGCGCCAACAACCGTCAGATCCATGGTGGCTGCGGTCAGGGCACCATTTGGGTCAGCTGCGTTGGTTGCCGTGATGCCCGTCTTGGTCCAGGCGGCGTTGGCAAAGTCCTGGGAGTAGGTGAGGAGATTCGTCCCCGACCCCTCCAGCACCAGGCCCGCGCCGTTGAGGGGGTTGGTGAGGTCGGGCCCGGTTGCGTTGGTGGGCTGGTAGGGCGTGACAGCTGATGCCTGCTCGAACTGAGGACCCCAGAAGGTCGCGCTGCCCGTGCCCGTGCCGCTACTCGTCCCAGCGACCGTGCCGGTAGAAGGGACCAGACCGATCTGCGAGGTGGTCGATGCCCCATCCCCAAAAAACGAGACAGGGATCCGCCAGAAGGCGCCCGCATCGGTGGCCGTGCCCGGCACCGTGAAGCCGGAGCCGGAGCCAGATACCGTGACCTTGGTCAGGGCGCCGGTGCTCGTGTTGATCTGAACATGGATAGCGTTCGATCCGAGCGTCACACGCAGGGCAGGCAGGTGGGTGGCGCTGCTCTTCATCACGTAGACCGAGGACAGATAGGCGCTCGTGTTCGCTGGGATCGTGAATTCCTCGATGATGCGCTCTTGATTGACCGCCGAATCGTCAGTGAGCGTGAACGCATCCACAGCGCCGTTTACGGGATTCGCGGCCGTGCCGTAGGCGATCGAGGGATCGGTCCCTGCCGCGTTGAGCGTCCACCCTGTGGTGCCGTTCAGGATGCTGTTGACAACCAGATTCCGCCGCGTCACCCACGGAACCCCAATCCGCGCCACGCCATCCCCAGCCGTGGTCAGGGTGCCAGCGGTGGAGAGGTAGGTGGCGGAGGCGGTGCGGGCGTGGTTGAGCACAAAGCCATCGGCCATGCGGTTGTCGCTGTTGCCGATGAACCGAAAGCGCGTCCCATAGAAGCAGGTCGAGAACGTGCCGGTCGCGATCAAGGCCCCCGCGCTGTCAACGATCGTGATCGCGTTGGCACCGGGGTAGAGCAGGAAGCCATAGGCCTCATCGATCCGCCCGTAGCCCGTAGCGTCGAGGTTGACTGGCATCATCTGCCCTTGTGCGCCCTTGAGGTAGACGGTGGTAGAGGCCAGCGAGGTATTGGTCATGCTCGCCACGGCCTCTGTCGGAGCGGTGCCAGGGGCGGTCAGGGTGAAGCTGTTTCCGGCGAAGATGAGCGAGGCGTTGTCGGGGCGGTCGTCGTTGATGATGACGCCCTGATCGCGGCCCAACTCGAAGCCGTACTCCCCGAAGTAGGTGCCGGGGATGGCCTCGCCGTCGAAGCGAACGGTGAGGTAGCCAGCGGTGAGCTTCCAGGCGTCTTTCACGATCTGCGCTGGCGCAAACTCAGCCTCCACGTAGAGGGAGCCCACCTGGACGATCGCGGGCTTGCCGGAGAAGATCTCGGAGAGCGCGGCCAGGGCCTCATGCTTGCCGAGGAAGCTATCCTGCTTGCTGATCCGGACGACGATGGAGAGCCGGCGGGCGGGATAGTCCATGTCACCGCCGTGATTCCGTCCGGGGCCGGAGAACGTCTCAAAGCTCGTCCACTGGGCTGGCTTGGTCGCTTCGAGGAGCCCCTCCGTCTCAGCCCAGACGATCCGGCGCATGGGGTGGGTGCCGATCTCATAACCGTTGACGCGAACGCTGGGTTGAGTTGCCATGGTGCCTCCAAAGAAAAACCCCCGGCGCGGTGCCGAGGGCTAGAGCGAGTAATCGATAAATTGGTACGTCGCGAGCACTTCGCGGGGATTGGATGGCCCCTGGATGCCCCAGAGGAAGAGATCCTTTCGGAAACCCTGCCATGCCACGGCGACCGTATCTCCCAGCTCTGCGCGGTCATCGTAGGGAGCGGTGACCGTGTAGGACTTGCCCGCCCTCAGAAATTCATCCTGCCACCGCTCGCTGTAGTCTCGGGTGTCTTGCTGGCTGATTCCAGACATGGATAGGACGTGATCCCTCGCCTTGGTCGGATAGAGCGGCTGGACGCGCTTGAGGTAGGCCGTGGGGGCAAAGCGGTAGCTCTCGCGCTTCGTGGCGTCGGGCTGGCGCCAGATGGTGCCGAACTCATCCACGCCGTTGTTTGCGGGCGCGAGGGCGGTATCATCTGTCAGGGCGGCACGCCAGTAGCCGGTTTTCTTTGCCAGGATCTCAATCTCGGAGCACGTGGGGGGCGTGATGACGCTGCCGGGCTCAGTATCCCCAGATGTTACCGCCTGGAATGATATGACGAGGAACCCAGCCGCAGCCGTGATCACCCTGGAAATGGTGTCGCCGCCTATTTCCAGCGTGCCGTTTTTGATCGGCGTGAAATTCATCCCTGGCAGGACGTAGAACGGGCCATTGTCTGGATCCTCGGCGAAGTAGGCGGACACTAGCCCTGTCCCGGTGATCCGGATCGCCGAAATGGTGGGGTGAATTGTCTCCGGCGAAGGCGTAGGGATCCGAAACTTGACCCCGAATCCGTCAGCCGGAACGGTCGCCGTAGTAGCCACGCCCGCATCCTTGTTGGTGTCGGTGAGGCGATCCGGGTTCACGGCGTCCTCCACCGCATACAGCCACTCCCCGGCTAGATTCACCGGCTCCTGTGCCTCGGCGATTATAGTCACAGCCGTAATGGGCTCCGGGATCTCCGTCTCCTCGATTCGCTGAATCCCCCGCAGCACCCAATCGGGATCGAGCTTCTGCCTGTACGGCTTGATCGTGATCTTGCCGTCCCGGGTGTCGTGGATGAAGGTACTTGGGGAGAAGGCTTGATCCTTGAACTCGGTCAGCACGTCCGAGAGGTCAACGCCGCTCCACGTCCGATTCTTGACGTAGACGCCGCTTGGCTCCGTGGTCACGTCGGCAGCGTCAAAGAGGCCCGTCGTGGTCGTCAGGATGGTCTTAACCGCCTCTTCGATCCGGTTGGCGTCAACATCCTCCCGAATGTAGCCAACGCCATCAGGGAAAACCGAGTCTGCCCAGACCTCTTCGGATGGAAACCAAATCCGAGGCGTCGGAACTGCGACTCCGAGAGTCGGGTGAGGCGTGAAAAGCCGCCGGTTCCATTCGGTCCCAGCGTAGCCAGACGATGATTGCCAAAACATCCAAAGCCGATCGTCGTCCCATGCGGATGTTGACTCCGTGGTAGGGTTCCGAACGGAATCCCCTACTGCCACGTCTGCGGGTATCGCCGCGTTGAGCTGGAGCCAGCCCCCGGAGTTTGCCTGATTATACTGCCTGCTGATGACATGACTTGCTCCCGCCGCTGTGGTGATGACGACAAAGTCATCATGGAGCAAATAAAGCGGGGACCTGTAGCCAGTTGGATCCGCCAATCGGATCCAACTACCATCGATCTCAAGAATCGAAGTGTGGAACAGGCTGTCATAATCGCGCCCGATCGGCATTTCAACGATCCCGTCGCTCGTCGGCTGCTCAAGCCGCACGAATCGCTCCAGCATGGCGTGCCTGATGACACGGGTAGATGATGGTGTGTTCAGCCAGTTAACGATCCTCGGAATTCCATCGGTAATCGTGAAATCCGTACCCATGGCATATTGCGTCGTCATGGTGGCGTCGGTGAAAATCCGAACCAATGAGCCGGACTCCCAAGATCCGTAGTAGGGGATAGTCTCCGATGCGGGAGCGGTGACGGTTGTGCCGGGCGCCCAGGTTGTTTGCCGGGAAAGCCCATTGATCTGGAATGGCCCGTCCTGCGTAGTCGGATCGATCCGCAACGAGTCCACCCGGTAGCCCTTGGCCTTCTGCAGGACCCCGAAGCAAGCGAGATTCATCGTCTCGACGACGGTCCCGTTCTCCTTGGCCCATCCCTGCGTTACCTCATCGATCAGGCCGCGAAAATAGGGCATCCGGTTGCCGGCCACCACGCGATCAACCTCGATCCGGTGATACTGCTGAGGGCTGACGCCTGCGGGCATCTGCGAGGCCATGATCGAGACAGGCATCTCCCACGTTCCGGTATCGACTGCGGCGCTCGGTGGTGCGCTCAGGACGGCCCTAGAAGGGATGGGATAGGCCTTATCGTCCTGGTCAATCAAGCGGAACTCGTAAGAGGCCTTATAGGCCATCCTGGCGAGCATCTTTAGATAGGCGGAATCGACGGTACGCATGGGGCCTCCAAAAGGAAAACCCCCTCCGAAGAGGGGGCGAGGGCTTGATAAGGGAACGTTTCCCCCTACAATGGAGCCGTCTAACTTGCACCACTACAGGAGGAATCGAACCTTGGACCAGGAAAAACTAGCACTGGCGCTCACTCGGATTGCTGCCGAGGTGACGCCCCTTGAAGGGGATGGCTCACTGAGCATTGAAGCCGTGAATCACAACGTTTGCTGCCTTGCTGAGGTCTACGAGTACGCCTTGAAGCGCGTCAAGATCATGCCGAAGGTCTAGGCTAGATCAAGCTGCGGGCATCCTTCCAGGTCCTCAGGTTTAATCCCGCGAGGGATCCGCTGCTCGTTGAATCCCTGCGTCAGCTGGTAGCGGATCTGCTCGTTGGCCGTCCGCAGTTCTTTCTTGGCGAGTAGTTGGAGCCGATCGGCTTCCATCTGGCTCATCGTGACCTTGATCGTAACCATCTGGCTCTCCTTCTTTGCACTATCAGCCCTCCCTTGCTACACTGGCGAGCAAAGGAGGGTTTTGTCATGACTCGTTTTGTTGCTGTTGGGTTGGTTCTCGCCTTGTCCGGTTGCGCCTCGATCCCCGGCCTTTCGGCCTTTTTTCCGGCGAGCTTGGATGGCGATTGGATTGTTGTCCGCCCCGGTTTCTCGTCGTTCACTATGACGTTGTTCGATGAAAACGGGAAGCTGCATGGCGCCTCTCAGGCTGGAGGCGCCATTGAGGGGAGTTACGTTGACTCCAAGATCACTCTTTTAATAGCTCACCAGGACGACGGCCGGACGATGTACAGCGGTGAGCTCAGCAAGGATCGCAAAAAGATTACCGGGCAGGCCGGATCCGACCTGTCTGATACCTTCATTGCCAACAAGAAGCCCTAGCGCTTCCCACCTACCTTGATCCCCCTGCCGCTTTGCCCTGAGTCATCCCGGCGGGTTCCGGGTCCCGTAGGCCGATAAAACGCTTCCTTCTGCATGAACGAGAACATCTTCTCCATCTCCCTGTTTCGCGTCCAGACGGGATCTTCCGGTGTTCCAGTCGGTAAGACGCGGTTTTGATCGCGGTCTGCTATTCCCTGTAACGCCGTGAATAGCTGCTGGAACATGGTTGCGTCAGTCGGATTGATGATTGACATATCCCCGCGTCCGTCGATCGCGGTTCCGCCGTTCATCGGCCCGAGGAGCTGCATGATCTCGTCTTGTGACAGGCTTCCGTCCGCACGATAACCGACGATCAGTTCCTTGGCCCAAGCCGCTACGCTGGGGTCACTCATGTAGCCGTCAAGGGTCCGGTTAGCTGCGCCTGCATAGATCCCCGCCTGATCTGCTGCTCGCTGGCCTGGTCGATCTATTCCTTGGTTTGCGAGCCATTCATCGGACGCTTCCTGGAAGCTCTTGAACGCGTCATTTGCCTGTTGCTGCTGGGCCGCTACACGGCTGGCAGCATCACGCATAGCGATAGCCGCTAGCTCTTGCTCCCGAGTTGCGTCCATCTCCATTTGAATGACCTTGCGCTCATCGTCAATGGCCAGACGGAGACTCTCCGCGTTGCCGAGATCCAATTTATTCTTCTCGATATCGCGGCCAATGCGCTCCTTGTCGCTATATCCACCCGCCCTTGATAGCTGCCCCTCCAGATCGCCGAGGTGAGCCTTAATCCCCGATATGCGGTCGTCAACCGTCTTAATGTCTTGGTGGGTTTGCGGAAGTTCAGGCCCCTTGCTCGTGTAGCGGCTGTTGATTTCGCTCCACTCCCTGCCTTGCGTGAGGACGTGTTGCAGGCCCGCCGTAAACACCACCCCGAACGCGGCAACGAACGGGTTGGCGAACGCCGCACCAAGCTGCCCCATGACGCCGTTTGCCGCGCTACCCTCAATGGCTGCCACCATCCCGCTGGTTAGAGCTTCTTTCGACGCTGACTCCAGGGAGCTGCTCAGGCCAGGGATACCGCCGTCAAGTCCGGCCTTGATGCCGGACGTGATGCCCGAGCGCAACTCGTCATCAGCTTTTTTCTTCAAGTCACTCACGGCCTTTTCTTCGGCCAGGCGATCGGCGACATATTTCTTGGTCTCTAGCTCGATCCTGGTGCCAAGGTCGTCCGCTCGCTTCTGGTCCTCAGCCGTGTCGATCTTAGCGATCTCGGCGTAGTAGAGAACCCGGGATTGCTTCATCAGCTCTTTGTTCTCGTGAGCCAGCCGAAGCCGCTCTTGATGCGCCTGCATGGTCTGGGCTCGCTCGCGGTCGAAGCCTTCCAGGTCGATCAGGGCGAGGTCTTTGGTGAGCTGCTCTCGGACACGCTTCTGATCGGTTGCGATTCGCTCAGCGGCCTGCTTGGCTTCCCGCTGCTGCCGTTCCGCATCCTGCCTGGCTGTGCGTGCGGATTCCTCGGAATCCTTCGTGTCTGCCTTGGCCTTGGCCTCGTAAAACGCGAGTTCATCCTTCCCGCCGCCGCCGGGGAGTAGGGGGCCATATCCGCCCTTCCGCATCTCCTTGAGGCTTGCGCTCAGCTCTTGCAGCTCCTTGATTTTCTTCTGGACTGCTTCGGGTGTCGCGGGGCCTAGCTGCTCGCCCTCTGCGAAGGGATCGATCATCGGCCCTAATCCGCCAATGTTGCCGGTGACGAAATCGCCGGGGAGCGCCTTGACACGAGCCAGGAGATACCGCTGCGCCTTGGTGGTCAGGAGATCCCAGGTAGCCCCGAGCTTCTGCAAGGGCATGATGAGATTGCCAACGTCCTCAGCGAGCTTCCGTTGCTCGGTCGCGACCGCTGCGAGCTTGCCTTGGTAGGTGTCCATCGATGCGGCTGCGGCTCCGGTGTACTTGGCCGTCTCAGCCAAGACACCCTGCATGACCGCCTCTTCGCGCTGCGCCTGGTTCAGCTTGGCCGAGGTAGTGCCGAGCGTGGCGGCATAATTTTTGTACATCTGCTCGACCGTGGACACGACGCCCATATTGTCGAGCAATTCGCCCTCTTGCCGCTTGATAGCAAGGGCCATGAGGGGGAGTTGGGTGTTTACGTCGCCGCCCATGGCAACGATGCCATCCCGCATGGAGTCGATTAGTCCGATCTGCTTCTCCATGCTCATGTTCATGGAGTTAAAGACCCGGACCGATTGAGCGATCGCCGTTTTCGAGGTCAGGGCGTCATCGAAGGTCGCGAGAACCTTTTCGGCCTCGGCGAAGGAGTTGCCCGTCCGCTCGGTTACGATGGCGAGCGACTTCATAGCGGATTCTGCCGCCGCTGCCGCCGGGGTTGCGGTTTCGTTCAGGTATTCGCTGGACTCCGCTAGCCCTCTGATAGCGACAACTGCGGCCGTCACCGCGATACCGAGAGGAACGATCCGCCCGGTGAGCGCGGCCAGGGTCGCTGTTGCCGCTCCAGAGTGCCCCCGAACCTCCATCACGGCGACCGAGAGCATGGAAATCTGCCCCACAGCCATGGCCACGGAGCCTGCCGTCTTGGCGAGTTGGGTGTGAAATTCGGCCTGTTGGCGTTGGAGCTGCTGAGTCTCAGCCGCCGCCATCCTGGAGCTAACCGCGATCTCCTGATTGGCCTTGGCGGTCTGGGAGCCCGCCTGAGTAGACGCCCGCCCCAAGCTCTCAAGCTCACGGCGGGCGGTCGCGGTGTCCTGGACTTTCGCGGTGATGACAACGGTTCCTTGCGCCATGACTAGCCATCCTCTCGGTCTTGCTCGTGGTTCTCGCGCCTGATTCGCTCGTATTCGTTCCAGACACGGAGCGCGAGCCGCTTATCTTCCTGGGTCCAGTGGGAGAGCGGCGGAAAGCCCTCCTTGACGAAGTTCATTTCCTCAAGGTAGTAGCCAACGCCCTGCCAGACCTGCCAGGCGCGAGCGCATCCGTCATCCGGTCCCTTCTTGCTGGGGTGCTTGCCGCCGTGGCAGTACTCCCGGATGGTCCTCTTTCCCCATCGCTTGCCGGCGGCCTTTAGATCGGCCTTGTAGGGACATAGCTCGCAAGAGGAAAGGCCACCCTCTCGGATGGCCTTCTCCTTGCGATAGAAACGCCCTACTTCCCGGGCAAAAAATCCGGATCAGATCCAAGCTCGGCAGGCTTGAGGTCATCGGCCTCCTGCTTCAGTAGCCGAACGTTGGCGTAGCTCCGGATCGCCGTGAACCAAAGCGGCTCCGACTTCGGGTGCTTGAGGAAGGCCAAGAGGTTCGCCTCGGTGAATTCGAGGGGCTTTTTATCGTCTCCGAAAACGCCTCTCCAGCCGATGATCAGGGTTTGCGCGACCTGGCGCATGAGTTCCGTGTACTTTTCGGTGAAGTCTTTCGCTCCCGAAATCTTGGCGAGGTTCTTCTCGTAGCGATCCCGCTCGTCTCCTTCGAACTCACGGTGAAGCAGAACGACGCCATTACTGAAGGGGGCTTCGTGGATTACTCGCTGATTGGTCAAAACGAACATGGTTGCTCCTTATCGAAGCTCCTGAGAGGTGGGCCGGAAGGGGACAGGAGCGGATCCCTTTTCGCCTGATCTTGGCTATCCGGCCCAGGCTGGCTAGGTCGCGTATGCGGCGGTTGCGTTGGTGACGACGGCTTGAATCGCCTTGGTGTCGCTGACGGAATAGAAGGCCTTGCCGGTGAGGGCCTGCTTTAACTTGGCTTTCTGCCCGGTGGGATTCCCGCCGTCAAGCATGACGTTGTAGAGGTTCAGAACCGCGCTGTGGGTGCTGCTGGTGATGGTCAGGGCGATCGGAGCGCTGGTCTGAGCGAGCACCTTATCGATCAGGCCCTTGGGTCCAGCCGCGTAGTTGAGATTGAGCCTCGTGGTGATGACCAGGCCCGTACATTCCATCTGCTGGACGTAGAGCGAGCCCGCGCCCATCTCGTCGTTGATGCTGTACTGCGGCTCGATGACCAGCTCGAACTCCTGGAGGAGCGCCTTCACATCGACCCCGCCAACGGTTGCGGCGGAGATGTGGCCATGGGTAAGCTGTGCGTCCCGGTTCAGGGCGCACATGGTCGCCGTGGCCTCAGCGGTGCCCGTCGTGCCTTCGGAGCCCTTGCCGATCAGGTCAACGGAGAGGCTGATCTTGCCGCCAACCTGGCTCCTGAGCGTGAGGCGCTGGGGCTTTAGCCCGGGGTAAGTTTCCAGCTTGGCCGAGGTGACCAGCGGGTCATACCAGAACTCGGTGATGCTCTGCTTTTCTGCGCCGTTGTTGGTGATGGTGTGGACGTAGGGGCCTACTCCGGTAGTGCTGAGTCCACCCAGGGCCTTGTGGAGCCAGTAGGCGATATTGTCCATGCGGGCGTCCATCTCGCGAGTGGCCTCCACCCAGCGGCGGACGGGAATGGACTCCGATCCCGCCTCTTGGACTCCGGTGAGGGTGTCCTCATCGGTCGCAAACTCAGCGCGGGCGGTGGGGCGCTCGCCTTTGAAGGGCCATGCCTTGGTGGGTGCGGCGGGGGCGGTCCCGAAGGTGCTCTCCAGCCCCCACCCGGCCATATTCTTAGTTCCGACGGTCATCGGTCATCCTCCTCGATAGCCGGTTCTTCCGGCGGGGGCGTCTCAGAGGCGCTTGGAGCCTCGTCAGGTTCGGTGTAGGTGTATCCGCCACCGGCAACCAGCGCGGCTGCTTTCTCGGGCGTCAGGTCGCGGCCCAAAACATAGGAAACCCCCGGCTGGTATGCGCCAGCGCGGGGGTCCTGGGGAAGGAAGTATTCAGAGGGTCTTCCGGGGGTCATCTTGACCGCTCTTGGGGCGGCTCCGGGGTATTTCGTCATGGCGTGTCCTCGTAATCGGGGAGGGAGATTTGAATGGTGACGCGAACCAACTGCATGGCCCCGAAGCCGCTATCTTCCTCGGTGTCGATGGCCGTCCCGCCCTCGTATCGGGCAAGCGTGGCGAAGCCGTCAAAGTTGGTGCCGGTGGGACTCATCTCAAGAGCAATGAGCTTCGCGACGATGGCGGTTGCTCGCTTGAGCTTGCGCCAGACTTCCCGGCGATCGGTGCCTCGGTGATAGAGGCGGAGCCCGATCGTGATCTGGTAGTCCGTGTCACTCGCTGCGCTGTCCTCCCAGACCGGACCGTCCTCCAGGTAGACGACGCTGCAATGTGGGAGCTTGTCGCTTGGGATACGCTTGGCTTCCGGCAAGTCGTCTTCCACGCAGGCGATCACACCGGAAGCGCCCTCGGGAGCATCGGGAGCGGACGCGGCCATGAAGTCGGGACTTGCCAGCAACACGGCCATTAGCTCGTCTTGAGCCTGGTTGATATAATCCTCAGTTGGCGCGGCCATCGGCCCTCCTCATGTGCTTCCGGGCCATGGCGCTAGCCCACCGCTGCGCGATCTGCTCGAACTTGTCCACGTCTTTGGGCTGCTGGTAGAAGAGGAATTGGCGCATGGAGTTCTGCTGCGCGGCCCATGCGCCATGCGTAGTCATCTCGATGCCGGTATTCGTTAGGTGTCGGACGGTCAGCAAGGCCGAGGGCTTCACGTCCAGCATCCGCGAAGCCATCGTGACCCGGCTTCCGTCCCGCCGGCGCTTGCCTTGCACCTGACCCTTGCCGCTCTTCTTCGCGACGCCGCCCCAGGCTGAAACGATCGTTCCGTCCTTGCGGGTGTACTGCGGGGCGAAGGGAGCCCAGGCCACGCCACGGGCGATCCCGCCGCTTGCCCCGAAGCCTGCAAGCTTGATTTGCTGGCTCACCTCGCCATAGAAGTAGGCGCGGTAGCTGTTGATCGGGCCTCGCCAGTCTTCGAAGTCGTGACCGAGGCCGGTAAGCATGGCGGTTGCGCGGCGGTCCTCGTATGCCAGCCTGATCTCCATGGGGCCTCCTACGGCATCTGATCCAGCGGGATCACGCGCTCGCCATCGGCAAGCTGTCGGAGCATGCGATCCGCCTGCGCTCGGTAAGTCTCCACCGCCTCTTCTTCACCGGAGCGACGTATAAGCCCGAGCTTGCGGATCACGCGATCCACCACCAGGAGCCGGGTAATCTCCTCGATCAGCGAGGGCGTCGCGGGCGTGTCCGTGATGGCCTGAAAAGCGGGGTAGCCGGGGAGCCCTGCGTCCACCTGAGCGGATGCGCCGGTAATCCAGCCGGGGATCTTGGCCTGAATGGCCGCTGAAACGTCGTCTGGTAGCTCGTCCAGCACGTTCTCCGGGGTTGTGTAGTCTGCCATCTGTCCTCCTGCCAGACCGCCCGCCCCGCGCCCGTCATAAGCGGTCACGCGGGGCGATGTGGCCTAGATACTGATCACCAGCCTTTCGCTAAGCCCAGGCGAGCACCTTGTACTTGACGTTGTTCGTCACGGTCGCAATGACGTTCGTGTCATCGTGAGAGCCTTCAGCAACGTCAAAGCCGGTTCCTGCCGGATCCTCGGTGACCGAGATCAGCACGAGGGCGGGGACTGCTGCCAGGCCATGTGCGACGTTCTGCGGGTTGCCGTCGCCGGTCTGCTCAGTCGAGACGAAAACCGGAGCCTTGGCGGCGGTGACGGCGGCGTCTGCGATCTTGGCCGTGGTTACGTTGGCGTTGAGGATCTTGGCGGTTTCAACTGCGTCAGCCGCGAGCTTGGCGGCAGTAACGGCTCCGTCGTCAATCTTGGCCGTCTCGACCGAATCAGCCGCGAGCTTGGCAGCGGTAACGGACAGGGCCGCGAGCTTGCCCTCGGTGACGTTTAGGTCTGCGATCTTGGCGGTGGTGACAGCCGTCGCGGCCAGCTCAGAGGTCCCGACCGCTCCGGCGAGAATGTCAGCGGTGCCGGGGCCAGGACCGCCGGTCAGAAGCACATTGATCGTGGCGGTGGTGCCGGAATCAACCGTCTCCATGGCGAAGCCTGCAAAGTTGCCGGAGATCTTCTTGCTGACCTTGGGGGTGTCGCCATTGACGAAGTAGAGGTGGTCACCGATGGAAACGGCGGAGCCGCCGTCGTCGTTGATGCCCTTGACCGAGAGATCGAAGACGCCGGTGCGCTTGCCCTCGACTTCGGCGCCCGATTCGGCGTCGGCCACGGCCACGGCGATGATGGTCCCGACCTGGAAAACGTCACCGCTATCAAGCGCGGCGGGGGCGGTGAGGGTAACGGTGTCGCCCTTAGCAACGTAATTATTCATTTGGTTCAGTCCTCATGGGAAAGGGGGGATCGCATTGATCCCCCCTGTGGGTTGCTGGGTGAGGGCTATGCCCCTGGGTTGTAAATCATCCCTCGATAGTCGATCGCCTTGGCTGCGAAGACGTGACGGGCCTTGATGAGCAAGCCGTCAACCTCGAAGCCCATTTTCTGCTCGGTGAAGAGTCCTTCTTCGCCTTCCAGATAGGCGTACTCGATGGTATCGACCCGGTTGGGCGACGTGGCCAGGAACCATTTGTTGCCGCTGATCCGCCCGTCAACGATGACCTCAAGCGAGGTATTGAAATTCGGGTTGATATCCGAAGCCTTGGCGGCGACGAACGACGCGGAGGTGTACTTGTTGGCCTCGCCTTCCTTGTCGGGACCGACGATCAGGAACTCGGGAGCCAGGTTCAGCACGCGACCCTTGGGGCCGGTCTGCTTCCGCATCAGGGCGCGACCCAACGCGAGGTTGGTATCGGTGATGGCCGTCGCGCTCAGGAGGTTGTCGTGATCCCCGTGGAAGAGGGCGATGGTATCCGCCAAGGCCGGATTGCCGGTCAGGATGGCGTAGACCAGATCCGCTTCGGTGGCGGCGGCTTCTTCCGCGATCATCAGGGGCAGGCGGTCGAAGGCCGAAAGGTCGTCGTTCACCAGCGCTTCCCAGGTGATCGGAATGATCCCGCCGTACTTCGCGAGGCTGTACTTCTCCGCGCCATCGCCGAAGGTCATGACCTTGTACTCCCCGCCCTCGTTGATCTTCTGGAAGGCCGAAAGCTCGGAGAGCTGGGTAACGGCCTTCTGCCGGAAGTCGGGTGCGGTGGACTGGCGACAGAAGGCCTCGAAGGTCTTGGGCGCCAGTTGGTAGGCCTGCCGGAGCGAGCGGCTAACCGTGGAGGCCAGGATCTCGGGGAAATCCGAAGTCGAGTGCATCCCGGCCGAGCGGGTCGCGCCGTCATTGATGCCGAGGGCCGCCTGAGCGACTTCACGGCGGGAGAGGCCACGGGTGCGACCACCGGCCCGCTCGATGGCGTCACGGGCCATCTCGATCAGGTCCATGCCCCGGAACTCGCGGGCCATCTCGGCGGCGCGGCGCTGATCGGCTTCATTCGAGGCCAGGCGGGCGCGAGGGTTGGCTCGGAGAGTGATCGCGTCCTGCATTGCGGCGCGGACGGTATCCTGCTCGGCTCGGGTCACGCTCACGTCGGGAGTCGAGACGGTGCGCACGTTGTCCTCAGCGGCCCACTTGTCTTTGATCTGGCTGCGGGCCTCGTCCAGAGGAACGTCGCGATCGATCAGGTCACGGGCGAAGGCCTCGGGAAGCTTCGCCATGCGGGAGAGGGTTTGAATCTCCGACTGACGGAACTTTTCCGCCTTGGTCGCTTCGGCGCGGATCTGGGAGAGGTCGGGAGCGGTCGCTTCGGTGGTGCCGCCCTGGGTGTTGGTGTTAGGCATGGTTCTGGTTTCCTCCTGTTGGGTAGCCCCCAAAGGCGAAGCCCCCTCCGAAGAGGGGGCCGAAGGGGCGGCGGGGATAGCTTGGCGCCGGGTGTCGATAACCTCGGCTTCGGTGAATTTCGGTTGCTGTTCGCTTCGGACTTGAGCGCCCATGTCGAAGCCGATAGGAACGAATGAGATTTCGCTAGGCTCCCAATCGACCGCCCGGAATACCGGGAGTCCATCTTCGGCATCGGAGACGCGCTCGAACCGATGCACGCTGTACCGGCAGGAGAGGTTTCTTAGGATGCCATCGGCCACGTCCTGTTCGATGGGCTTGACGGCCTCGCGCTGGCTGAATCGGACAAGGGCGCGTCCCTCGCCGCCTTCTACCCAGGACCGCTCAACCACGCCGATCACATCGTTCAGCCGGTAGGCGCGGTGGGTATCGCACAATGGAGCGCCCATGTTGAGGCGCTCCATCCTGATCGCCTTGTCCGAGACTTCAAGCTCTTCGTAGTAGCGATCTCCGGTCCACCAGTCCTGTCGCATTCCTCGCGATCCCTGCGTCCAGACGACCTCGACGGTATGGTTCTCCGGGTCGTAGGTCGAAGGGACGAACGAGGCGCGCATCTCGCTCGGTGCAACCTTCTTAGTTTCTGCCATGCGTTACCTCACTTGGTATCCGGCGCGGTGCCGGGGTTGCTGGGAGCCTTGTCGCGGGGCTGGCCCTGCTGGGTCGTCTTGCGGGGGTCGCAGTCGAGCACTAAGCCCGCCTTGTCGAACTCCAGGGCATCCCTGGCGATCTCCTCTCGGAGCGCCTCTGGGTCATAGCCTCGCTCATTGACGACGCCAGACCAGGAGTTGAGCCCGGAGCGGATCTCGGCAGTCATGGCCGCGATCTCTTCCTTGGGGTTGATGAGCTCTCGACGGGGCGGGATCCAGTCCATCTCCACGCCTGAGAGGTCTTGTCCGGACATTCGAGCGGCGTCGAGGAAGGCCTCCCAGACCGGGACGCACATCTGAGGGATGAGCATCCGCCAGCGCCAGGCCTCGACGTTGCGATAGAATTCGATCCAGCCCATCCGCCCGCCGGAGAAGTTGGTTTGGCTTAGGTCGCCGGTCAGGGATTCGTAGGTGATTCCCATGCCGGCGGCTACCTTGCGGAGGACCGAGCGCACGAAATCCGCGTAGCCCTCGGGAGCCTTGGGCTCGGCAAAGGAGACGCTCTTTCCGGGCGGCAGGTATTCCACCATGCCGGGCTGAATCTTCTCGAGGAGATCCGCCTCGTCGGTCGAGGATGAGCCGGGTAGCTCCCCCTCGGTCGAGTCGTGAACGAACACGGCGAAGCAAGAGGCGATCACCTGTTGCAAGAGTCGGGCATCCTCGAAAGCGTCAAGGTCACGGAGCGGGATGACGATGGGAGCGAACCAGGAGACGCCCCGAAGCTGCCCCGCTCGGTCTTGCCGGTAGACGCGGGAGATCTGATCGATGGGAACGCGCTGGCTTGTGTGCTTGCGCGAGAGACGCCCTAGCCAGTTGGTATCGCCGGGGTGCTGCTCGTAGAGCCACGCGGCCACGGCCTTCCCTGCGGCGTTGACCTCGATCCCCTGAATGACCGCGTTCCCGTTGTCGCCGGTTCGGCGGGTCGTGTCCAGGAAGTCAGCCTCCAAGACTTGCAACTGGAGCGGTATCTTGAGGCTCTTGTCTCGCCGGAAGCGGATTATCGCCTCGCCATCCCGCGCTGCCGTCTCCATGGCGAGGGCTTGCAGGCCGTATAGGTCGTTCCGTCCGTCGAAGTCACAGGCGGTCGTTTCCGCCCATCCTTGCCAGAGAGTCGATGCCGCTTTCGTGCGGGTCTTGTTCGGCCCCTTGGTTTGCCCTCGAATGCCGGTTCCCACGGTGTTGGACGTGATGACCGTCAAGGCCTTGCCTGCATAGGCGTTATTTCGGGCCAGGTCGCGGGCGCGGTTCCGGGTGATGGTCGCTCCGCCGTCCGTCTCGGCATTGGCGCTCGTTCCGCTGGCGTTCCAGCCTTTGGTTCTGCGGCCCTTGCTCGCGGCGTCGTAGCTCCGGACCCGCTTATCGTAGACCTGAGCGGCGGCGCGGTGCTGGAGCCGCTTCATGCCCCAGCCAGGAGCAATGCCGAGAATCAGCCTGTCAATCGGATTCATCGTCAAAGCCCCTTGTCGTAGTAGGCGAAGCGCCTACCGCTGTTGCGCGTGGCCCCGCTGGCCTGCTTCTGCATCCGGTTCAGGATCCGCTCCATCTCATCGAGGGAACGGAACTTCTTCCGTGTGCCGTCCGGGTATTCGACCTCCAAGACGCCCTGGGAGTAGGCCATCTCCAAGGCTCGGATCTGGTCGTTTGTCCATGCCATGGCTGTGGCCTCCTACAAGTAGCCTTCCAGCCGAGAGCCATCCAAATAAGAAGACCGCCTCTTTCGAGGCGGCTTCTTGGGCTCTGGCTTGGGCTGTGGGGTGTCTTCCTGCTTCTCAGGTTCCTTGGTAGCCTCCGGGGCCTTCTCAGGCTTGCCCTTGGCTTTCTTGACGGGTCCGAACTGCTTTGCCAATGCTTCCCAGTCCCTTTCTCGATAGCGGTCCATCCCGACGATGGCCGCTGCTGCTCGCGCATAGGCTCGGCAGTCGAGCGGTTCGTTTCGCACGCCGGGAGTCGTCACCCAGACTTGCCGGGGGACGCCCTTGACCATGCGGATCTGGACTTGCTCGGAAGTTAGCTCCTTGAAGTGCCGATCCTCGTACTGCGGGAAATGCATATAGCCAGGCGGGGCGCTGCCGTCCTCGCCTTTGTTCAGCCCAAGCCAGGAGTAGATCTCGGACTTGATGACCGAGGATCCCACCGTGTAGAGCTTGAGCCCGCGCCATGCTTTCTTGCCGTCCTTCTTCCGGTCGATGGGCCGAGGTTGAGAGATGACCATGTGCTGGCCGTCCATGCCCTTGATGGGTGCGGCCTTGCTCATCCCTACCGAGCGGCAGAAGTCATAGACCAGCGTCGTTCGGTATCCCGAGTCGATGGCCGTGTACCTGAGCGGCAAGAGGATGCCGGAAGCATGCTCCCATTGCCCGCCCGTGATGATCTCCCGCAGTTCGTCCCAGGGGTCGGGCTTCTCGGTGTCGCCCATGATGACCTGGTAATCGACCGAATAAGACCGCTTGCCAGCGCACCAGCCAACGATCTCCATCTCTAGGCGATCCTTTTGCACGTCCACGCCTGCCGTGAGAAAGAGCACGTCAGCCGGGACCGAGCCTAGCGGGTAGTCCTCGCGCTTGTCTACGAGACGCTGCCATTCGGGGGCTTCCCCCTTCTCGGCATACGTCTCGCCAAGGCTGGTATTAATCCAGGTCTTGAGCTGCTGCGGGTCGTCCTTCGCTCGCTCGTAGTCCGTGGCCACGTCCCCGAAGGTGCGCCACGGGCTGTAAAGCTCGCTCAGGTGGAAACCTGCAACGCCCTTGAATTCAGCCGTCGCCCGCCATTCCCCAAGCTTGAGCATTCGGGGCTTGTGCGAGTTCTCGATCAGGACGCCGCACTCAGGGCAGGCGATCGCGGCTTGTTCGGGCTTGCCCTCTGGGTACGAGATCCGCGCCCATTCGAGGACGTGGAAATGCTCGCAATGAGGGCAGGGCACGTAGTAACGCCGCTGATCCGACTGCTCGTAAGCCGTCTCGATTCGAGAGATCCCCTTGAGGGTCGGCGTCGAGACGAGGACGATCTTTCGATTCCAGAAGGTCGCGGTGCGCTTCTTCGCCAGTGATACCGGGTCGCCCTCGCTGCCGGCCGATGCCGGGAAGCGATCAACCTCATCCATGAGCACGATTCGGATAGGCCGGCTCGCCAGCCCCGCCGGAGCGTTTGCGCCCGCGAGGGTGATGTGGCCGCCGGGGAACTGCTTTTGCAGAACCGTGTTGCCGCTGTCCCGCGAGCGCGGATCTTTGACCTTGCCTCGCAGGGCCGGGGTATCGCGCACCATCGGGGCGAGCCGGTCTTTGGAGAAGGTCTTGGCCATGTCCACGGTGGGCTGCACTAGGAGGATCGGTGCCGGGTCCTGGTCGATGTGATAGCCGATCATGGCCTTGAGGAGCAGGGTCTTGCCGACCTGTGCCGAGCTCATCACCACGACTTCGGGGATCATCGGATCGGAAACCGCATCCATGATCCCGCGCTGGTAGGGGGCTCGGGCGCTACTGAACTGCCCGGGCTCGGCGCTGTCTTCGGCGCTTAGGCGGAGCGTCGTGTCCGCCCATTCCGTCACCGTCAGGCTCGGAGGCGGTTTCAGGATCGACGTCCAGCGACTCGCCAGATTCAGATAAGGTTCCATTGACATAGTCCATGGCCTCCCTCTCCGCGAGTTCGTTCAAGGCCTCATAGACGAGGCTTCGCAGGATGCCCTCCCTCTCAACTTGCGAGTCAGCCGCCATCACCAGGGACGCGCCCTTGCTCGGGATCGCCAGCATCTTGGCTCGCATTGCAGCGGTCATGCCGGTCCACATCTGCAAGACCCGATCGGCATCGAGGAGTCGGGCTCGCATTGCCTCGACTTCAAGGCGCGACTTCTCGGCCTTCTGCTCCTCGTTGTCGGCCTGGGCTTTGGTGAGTCGTAGCTTCTCGGTTTCGTAGTCGCCGCTCCCGCTGCCGCTCATGCTCCGGCCTGCTGCCTTCTCGCGAAGGTTGCGAATGTAGGCCACGCGGCAAGCGTCAAGGTCGCCGTCCTTCGGGATGACGTCATCAGCCATCAGGTCCCGGACCTTCCGCACGCTCAGATCAAGGTGCTTCGCAATCTCCGTTTGGGTTGCCATCGTGCCTCCACTGGTACCGGAACCCCCCATGGGGATTTCTGCGTCTAGGAAAAGACCGCGCCCCCGTGTAGCCGCGCATAATACCCACCCGGAAGAACCTATGGGGGCCTATGCCTCACTCTCAGGCCCTAGGCACCCCTAGCACTCTCTCAGCGCCTCACCAGCAAGCCATACGCTCACCGGATAGGGATTGCATAGGCCTATCACCTTGCGTTCGTCCTAGCGCCTTGTAAGCGGTGAGTTATCACCGGCAATCGCCCGCCAAGTCCAGTAGGTCAGGCAGGCGGCGTTTAGCATCGCCCAGGCCACCTCGCCTCGCATCGCTTGCCAGGTCAGCATCACGGCGAACATCACCATGAAGGATAAATTCTTCATCACTCGCCCTTCCCTCTCACGTTGATCTTGACCGATGGGCTAGTGCATAGCGCCCAAACGATCCCCAGTCCCACCGCGAGCCAGAACAAGCCCCAGGCGTCAACGTGGAGTTGGTAAGACGCTCCCTCGACTAGCGTGAGGGCCTTCACTTCAATCAGCTTCATCACCCCGCCCTCCTCTGCTTGCCTCAGAACTACTTCAGCTGCTTTATGATTCGCTCGATCGCGTAGTATTCCGGGTTAAGCGTCTTCATCACGTTCTCAGGAAGCTCAGTGAGAGCTATGACGCCTATCATCAAGGCCGGAATCCCCGTGACCAGAGCAACCCCATAAAGAGCCTCTGACCCACCCTTAAGCGCACGCCTTAGCGCGACGATACTTCCGATCGCCAATGCCAGCGACAGCAAGAGGACGACAACACAGATAGACGCGTAAGCCACGCCCTCGGCAACCATCTGCTTGATCAGGACGCCATAAAGATGCTCCGCCGCAATACCGAGTGACTGCGCCATCCTGGAGATCGCCTCAGTCACCGAGGGCATCGCCGCTTGAATCGCTTTGTCCACTTCAACCACCTTTCATTGCCACCTCATAAAAGAGCCAGGCAGGATGGCGGTGGAGCTCCATCCGTTCGCCCCGTCGGGCTAGCCTGGCTTGAATCGAGGGGAAGGGAGTCGAACCCTTCCAAGGCGCCACGCCCCTCAAGACCCGGGAACAGCAGGTAGCGTTTCCGCACGTTGCCCGGACCATCTTCAAAACTAAAGGCCGCTCCAGCCACGGAGCGGCCACCTCGTCGCATCGGCCGATCACTCGGTGATGCTCCCCCGTCAGCCTTTCGAGCCAGCGAGGTACACCCGGCGCATACCGGGCTATTGGTTGCACGGCTGACCAGCGAGTCTAGGGGGCGAGATGTCAACGCCCTAAGCGCCCCGCTGATCATTCACCCTTTGCCCCGCGCTCACCACGAGGGCTTACCGTGCAAGATGGGCGAGGCCTCCGAGCTGCCCGGAGCACCGCAGCACTAGGCCGCAGCGGAACTAATCGCCTCGCAAGATGTGACGACGCAGGAGACTAAACTTTCGCCCCGCTCGAAATGCAGGGCATGCAGACCAGCACCACCCGCCGCCCGATCGTCAAGGGCAAGAGGATGCCAGCCAGGCCACAGCCAGCGCACGTCATAGCGCCTTCCGCCGTTCATAAGCGGCCTCCCGGCGACACTTGAGGCCACAATACTTCGGCCTTGCCTGATTCGACTCAGGGACGATCCAGGCGGTGTGCTCCTTGGCGCATCGCTCGCAAACCAGGATTGCCTCGTAGCCCGGCCCGCGCTTTTTGTGGTGCTCCACCCATGCGTCTTGGCGGGTTTTCACAGAGTTGACGAGATGTTGATCCATGAGCACCTCTCAGGCGGATAGCCGCAGCCGCAGGTAACTGCGACGCTTGGAGCGGCCGTCAGTTTTCCAGCCGGCTCGCTTAAAGCAAAAGCCCGGATTCGCCGATGCGATCCGAGCCTCTTGGACGTACGTGATAAGCCCACCGGGCGGCGGCGCTCCCCACTCCCGCAGGGTGATCTCCACCGCTTTTCGGATCAGGTCGGACGAAAGGTGTTGTGACTCGTTGCGGAAGATCGTGCATTCCCAGGCGTCTTGCCCGTCATCTCGGATGCCTCGCCACGTCACCCAGACCGCATCACCCTCTGGCGTCCTCAAGACTAGGTTGTGGCCAGGCCGACAAAACTGCTTGTTGCCGGGCTTCTGTCGGGTGTAGTGACGATCCGCCAACCTGCGGCAATCCTGATCGCCCTTGTTGGTGACAATCCACGCCATGAGCACCTCGGAGAAACGCCAAAGGCCCCCCGATTGCTCAGGAGGCCTCTTGCGTGTGGAGTCGAGAAGGACGATGAATTGTCAGCGCGCCGCTTGCGGAACGAGGGACAATACCCACTATAGGGGATTGACGTGGGCGTATCCATAGCTATGAGCGTGGTTCAAAACATGGGCGTTTTGTAACACCGCATTAAGCGCCACTCTCGACCGGCCAGCCATCCGCAACGCAGCGCAGGTAGTCATATACAACCCCCATGGCCTTGTTCAGGTGGTCGTAAACCGTTGAAACGTCGCGATAACCGAGCCGCTCGGCTATCATCTCGTTAGTCACAAGCGGCTATCATCTCGTTAGTCACAAGCGGCAGGCGAGCCATAACCGCGTGGAGGGTCTTGTAGGCATCGGGAGCGACTTGTCCGAGGTGTTCGACGGCCTGGTGCATGAAGCGCCACGCCACGCCGCCGAGCATCTTCTCCACGTCGCGAGCAATAAGCCGCTTGCCATCTTCGCCCATCCGGATCGGGATGAATCCGGAATGAGTCGCTGTATCCACGAGTTGCTTTGGCTGCATGTGGCTCAGGGTGTCGGGAAGGAAGTCTTTCCGCTGAAGGTAGCGGCTCCGCTGGCCTCTCCGGATGCCGAAGAAGTTTTCCATCTCAGGAATCACCTTCTCGGGCTCGAGAATCCAGAATCGTGCTTCGTTGTTGGTCTTCATCATCCCCCCTATCCCGCTCGCCTCAGCGGCTCATGCTCCGCCAGCCACGCGTCCACCTCCGCCACCCGGTAAAAGGCCTTGCTCCCGATGATGTGGAAAGGTATCGGATTCGGCCGCTTTCGCCACCAATTCAGCGTGTTGAGGCCGATCTGGTAGCGACTCATTACCTCGGCACTATCAATGCCGCCGTATGCCCTCACCTCGGCATCTCGGAGATCTTGCTTTTCCTGCTTCTGTTGCCTTGCTCGCTCGATCTTTCTGTTTGCCTTGCATGGTTTGCACGTCACCATGGGTCTGGTCATCCAGCGCACTTGCACCCCACAATCCTCGCAACTCCAGGACTTCACCGCCTTGGGTCGCGCGGGCTCCTCGAACGTCGGCCTCGGCTCGGTCGGCTTACCCAAGGCCTTAATCACTTCGGGCTGATCCCACTTGATCCCGCAGCGCCAGCCCATCGACTCCAGGGCATGGGAGCAAGAACGCCCGCACTCTCCAGTGCGGGCGATACAGTCAAGTCGGGCCTGTTTCGTTGGTGTGTGGCTCATGGTTCCCTCCTGCGAATCGCGCTCCGGATCCTTATGGTCAAGCGGAGGGCCTGGTCATACATGCACCAAATTTCATCGCCCAACACCGCGTTCTCGCTTCTGACTTCCTCGTAGACCTGTCGCAGGTAGAGGCATTGATCTAACCCCTCTTGCAGCGCGTCAACGAGTGCATCACGGCCATTGTGAGTAGTCAGCTCCACCCCGTACCGCTCCCGTCCGAGTTCCCGGCGGGCGATGAAGTCGGGGATCATGAATATCGGGGTGTAGGGGTCAGCCAGCATCAGATCGGTAACGCTCACCCCGCCCGGCCTGGGATCGGGTTGCTGCTGGGTTGCTGGGGTCATGCTGCACCGCCTTTCTTCGCATCGGCCCAGCACTCACCACAGAGGAGAGCTCCGAACACGACCGGGACTCCACACATGCACCGCCCGCCCCGCTCCATCATCTCCGAGATGAAGACGTGAAACACCAGCGCCCCGCCGCCGAACATCACCGTATCCACGAACCGCGCCGCCTCGGGAAGCTCGCCTTGTGCGCCCGTTGGCAAGACGTAGGCCATCAGCTTGGCGGTCGGCTCGCGCTCGGGATCCACCAGCGCATAGAGCACGATGTCATCGCCCTGCGTCTTGACCGAGAGCACTTTGTAACCCGGCTGAATCGCGACCTCGAACGGGTAGCGTGGACCCAACTTGAACTTGTGAACCGCCTTCATCCCTTCACCCCTTCCACATGCTGCCCCGTCCCGTCACCTGCCGTCTTCCACTCCCGCGCCCGGTTGATCGCCATCTTCCGGTCGATGGCATCAGCGAGGTCCACTCCCAATCGCTCGGCAATCTGGGAGAGGACGATCACCACGTCGGCAATCTCCTCGACGACGATCTCCGGAACAGAGCCGTTGACCAAGGCAAAATTCACCTCGTCAAACTCTTCCTGCGCCCTCTCGAAGATCTGGAAGTTACTCCGAGGCTCCCCGAACGTCTCCCGCACCCACTGGTAAATGCTTGCTTGCGTCTCTTTCATGCTACGCCCCCTTCTGCTCGTCAAAGAGGGTTGCATGTCGCTGGTAGTTAGTGACAATGACCTCTCCCTCTCGCTCCCTAGCCCCATCGACCTTTGCCGTGCCGACCGAGTAGAACACGTCCACCTCCTGGAAGTTGCAGCCGTCGTAAATCTCGCGGATTAGCGGGTGGTCGGAGTTGGTGAGAATAAACTTCCCCTTGATGCTTTTGAGTGCACCCGCAAGCCGCCGCTGGTCATCTTCCTTGAAGCCATCCCCGCCATAGCCGTGCGTACCGGCATAGGGGGGGTCGCAGAAGAAGAGCGTATCGGGCGAATCCCAGCGCTTGATGAGCTCAATGCAATCAAGATTCTCCAGGTAGACGCGCTTGAGCCTCTCGAAGGCCCGTCGCACGTCATCCTGTACGCGGTCCGGGTTGAATCCAGGCGCTGATCCGAGCGAGTACCCTAGGTCGCTTTGGGGCTTCGTCCCAGAGAACCGGGCACCGAAACACAGGTGTAGCAAGTAATAGAGGCGAGCGGCCCGTTCCAAGTCGCTCATGGTGGAGAGGTCGGCATGCTTCCAATCGTGGAAGATGTCCCGCGAGACGGGCAGCAAGTCCAACGCATCCACCAGGGCCTCGGGGCGGTGCTTGGCGATTCGATAGAAGTTCACCAACTCCGAGTTGATGTCGTTGTAAACCTCGACCTTGGAAGGCGTCTTGCCAAACAGCACCCAGCCAGCGCCGCCAAAGACCTCAACGTATGTCGTATGAGTTGGGAATTCCGAGATAATGCGCTCTCTGAGCTTCGACTTTCCGCCCATCCACTTGATCGGCGGGTTCAACATTTGAGCCATGTCTGTCATCCTCTAAAGCCAAGCGGGCCTGCAACCAACGTGCGGCCCGCTCTGTAAGGGTTTCTGTCTCATTCACTTGCTGCCGCCTTCCTGGGGCTGCTACGGGCCTTCGGTGCGGCCTCGGGAAGCTCCTCTAGCCGGATGGTCACGGCGTACTCCTTCGCCTTGCGCCATCGGAAGTAGAGGATCTCCTTGATCTGGCTGTCATCCCCGATCAGGCAGCCGGGGGACATGGCCATGCGCTCCTCGATCGTCAATGCGGCCTCGAGAATCCGTTGCGCTCGAACGTCTCCCCTTGCCCGTGGCGGCTGTATCGCGTCCATCAGCGCCCCGATCAGGTTATCCACGTCTCCCCGCCCCCTCGACGGCCCCCGAATCTCGACTCCGATCGCCACCGGGGCAAGGGTCGGAGTCGGAGCAAAGGCCGCCAACTCATCGCGGACGGCCTGTTTCCAGATTTGGTAGTCACGGGGCATGAAGACCCGCCCCTTGCCTGCTTGAGGCCGCTTTTTAGGCATCAGCTTGCCGGGGATGGTGTACTCTGGCACGTCCTCACCTCAATCTCCCTGCAAGCCGCTTCCGTCAGCCGGTGATAGGCGGCCTGAGCCTCTTCCAGGTCATCCGCCACCCCTTCGATCAGCGAGACCAACTCATCGGTGAAGATCGGGACAAAGGGCACAATCCCCCGATCTCTCCGATCCCGGATGCTTGCCGCAAGATCGCGGACCTGCTGAATACGGGTCATGCCTTCACCTCTTTCCAATCCCTCAGCGCGAGGGTCCAGTTTTGCTCCCGGCATGGGTGCGGCGCTCCGTTGTGCTCGACGCAGCGGGCGAGGATCGAGCGATCTCCGATGGCCGTGATGACGATCACATTGCTCGTATCAGGCCCGCCATTCCAGCCCGCCTCCGACCCGATCAGACGGGTGCCGACTCCCCAGCCACGGGAGCGGCAGGTTTCAGCGTCGGTCATGCCTTCACCACCTCTTTACATCGCCAGCAGATCCAGGAGTCGTCGCGGTGGTAATACCAGTTGTGGCCGAACACTCGGCAAACCCAGAACATCACGCATCCCCTTTCTTGGCTCATGCCTGCTCTCCCTTCTGCTTGTTCCAGGTCTCGCGAATCTCCGCGTAGCTCCGATCGGCCATACTCCACGGCCCATCGGCCTCGGGCCGGGTATCCCTGGCGTACTCATCCGTGTAAGGCCTCGCGATGTTCTGCCACCAGGGATCGGTGAAAGATCGATCCCGGCAAACCACGATCGTCGCGAACCCCTCGCCGTCATTCACGAAGGCCTCGTGCCACCCTTCTCCCGTCTGAATGGCTCGGTCGATGGCGTCCCGGAGCTTGGTCAGCCCCTCGCGATTACCGAGCAGGTAGGCTTCCGAGTGCTGGGCGGATTGGCCGTAGATGTGAAGGACCGGCATCACCGCTCTCCCTTCTTGGCGGCGTCGAGGGCTGCGAGGGACGGAAGGGGATCAAACGGCCCGTCCTCAACGGCGAGCCCCAGGAGCGATCCGACGAGAGCCTTGACCCTGTCATCCAGGACAGCGATCCCTTCCTCGTGAAACTCCTTGAGGATCTCGGCGAACTCCTTGCCTGCCGCCTCGCGCTCCTGCTGCTGGCGTAGGGCTTCGGGAGTCGAGGCGTCATCGGCGACGTTGATGAGATCGAGCATCGTGTCTAACGTCTCGTCATGGTCCCCGTATGGGGTAACTCTCATCGTGATAACGGAGTCCTTTAGAGTGGCCAGCGCCCGCCCCCTGGCATCAGCGATGGCTTCGGCTGATTCTGCCCTGCGGCATTGCGTCTCGGCTCGGTGGGTCGCGGCTTCAGCGATCTCCCGCGCCTCGTCCCGCTCAGCCTCGGCCCGCTCCTTGGCGGCTATGGCTTCGTCTAGCTGCTTTGCTCGCTCATGCGCGGCTTTGCCTCTCGCGTATTCGCCCTTCCACTTGCCTTTCTGCACGTCGACCTCTTCAAGCGCCTTGTCGCGCTCGGCCTCCGCTTCATCAAGCAGGCGCTCAGCCCGATCCTTGGCGGCAAGTGCTTCGTCTCGCTGATTGCACGCTGCGGTGAATTGTTCGCCCAACTGGAGAACCATCGCACGCAACATTCTTGCCGAGTTTTCGGTAGCATTTAGCGTGGTCTCAGCCCGCTCGGCCCGTTGGGTCTCCTCGTCACGCTCCCGCCAAAGCCGATCGACGTTGATTCGGAGCTGCTTAACCTCGTCCAGGCCCTCGAAGCCGATCCCGGTCAACTGGTCGATGGTGGCGATCAAGGCCGCGACGGGGTAGGAGTCCTGGCTGACTTCCGCCACGCGATCTTGGTGACAGCGTGGGCAACGAATGTCTTCGCCGTCGCTATCGAAGCCCTCCGAGGTTCCGGTATAGCCGCATTTTTCGCATTGGGCCAAGTAATAGCGGCCGCGCACGACCCATTTCTCCCTCGCCTCGGCCAGCTCTTGCGGCGTCAGGGGCCTAATTTCTTCGCTCATGCTCTTTTCAACTCCTTCGCCCGCTTGATTAGCCGGGCCTCGTCCCTCTCCGCGTTCGCCAGCGACTTGCGGGCCTTTTCTGTGGCCTCTTGTGCGTTCTTCCTGGCGGCTTCCAGAGCCGCTTGCTCCTCAACGAAGAAGCGGCTCGGCTTAATCCAGCGCACCTGGACAGATGTAAGGTAGCCCTCAGGATCCCAACTATCGGCTACCCTCACCCCTGTCACCTTCCGGTAGTTCCGCCCGTTACTGGTCAGCGCCCAGCCTTCGCGTTGTTGCTCGCTCATGCTCACTCCTTCTCCTCAACTAACTCTTCAATGTCGGTGTCCCCGTCGTACCAGTCGCCATCAACTTCTCCGGCTTCGACCATGTCAGCAACGGCATCTTGAGACTCTGCGTACACCTTCACGTCGCAATATTTGGTCAACCGGACCTCGAACTGCCTCAACTTGCTCACGGCCTCCACTCCCCTTTCCGCTGCCCGATCAGGCAGGCGTAGCAGGGGCATTGCTTGTCGTTACCGGGTTTCACGTTGTCTCCTATCCAACTGCCGCCATCACCTGCCCAACGACTCCGCGAGCCAGGGGAGGGGGAACGGCGTTTCCAAGCATTTTCACCGCGTGAGTTTTGGCGGTAGGCAGCCGGTAGCCATCCGGGAAGCCCATGCCGCGCCGCACCTCGTCCGCCGTCAGCATCCGGAAGCGATCGCCCCGGACCACGGCGTAGCGATCCCGTGTTGTCAGCGTCCCGATCGGCCTGTCCAGGCTCCGGCCACCGTTCTCCGAGCCGTAATAGGCAAGCAAGAACTCCGAGCCATGCGCGTCCCGGCCGTTGCGGTAGCGGGTGAGCGTGTTTGCTGCCCTTCCCTCCGCTTCCACCGGGCTCCAACCCCCCACCGTCCAGTCGATGATCGAGCGGGCCGGGACGTGCGGCAGGCCCGGGCTCACCACCGCGATCTTCTTTTCCAGGCTCCCGACAACGAAAAGCCGCTCCCTCGACTGCGGGACGCCGAAGTCCGCCGCGTTGAGTACCTGCGTCGTTACCTTGTATCCCAGGCACTCAAGGGAGAAGAGCCAGACCCGGAACAACTCCCAGCGGGTGAACTCCGGCACATTCTCCACCACGAAGGCCTTAGGTCGGTGGACCTCAAGCCCCGTCGTTACTGCCCATGCCGTCGAGCGCAAGGCGTCGTGATAGGGCTTGTCCTTCCCTCGCGCTCGGCTGTGCCCCTGGCAGGCCGGGGAGGCCAAGAGCAGGTCGTGAGCCGGCACCTTTCGCCAGTCGATTTGATGGAGGTCCTGGCAAGCGTGTTGAGTCTCGGGATGGTTGATCGCGTGGATATTGACCGCCTCTTGCCAGTGATTGGCGGCAAAAAGGACGCTTGCCCCTGCCTGCGTAGCGCCCTCGGTGAATCCCCCGGCTCCCGCGAATAGGTCAATCGCTCTCACGCCGCCCCCTCTCTCTCGCATCCCTCGTGCAAGAATCGCTCCGTCGCCTCGCCTCTCATCAGCCCCGCGCAACAGGGGCACCGTCGCCCGTCCAGCACGTCGAGTACCCAGCGCGGATAGTGGCTCTCGTAGTAGCGCCGCCGGGGTGCTGTGTCATAGCCCGCAATGGACCGCTCATCTCGATTCATCGTGTCACCTCGCAAGAAAATAGCCGGAGAGCGCATCCCTACCGGCTTTGAGTCCTATTCGGTTGTGGATTATTTCAGGGTCCCCAGAGCCGAAGATTCTCAGCGAGATCATCGCGCTCCTGCTCGGCCTTGATTCGGTCTGCCTTCTCGGAGTCGTAGGCCTGCGTCATGGCGTCAAGACCCAGTTTCGCTCCGTCGAAAAGAGCCCGGAGCCGGTTGCGCTCGCCCAGCAAGTCCTCAATCATCGACGCCAGGCAATCCTCGTCGAAGTTCTCCGTGATCGGTGCCCCGTTCTGCCAGTTGTCCAGCGCGGCGTTAATCTGCTCTACCGCTACCCCGCCAAATTGCTCCATCCCTCATCTCCTTCCCTGAGCCCCTAGAAGGCCCCTCGCTGTCAAAACCTATCAGCCTAGCCGCTGACCCCTAAACAATTGCTCTAGGCCCTGCTAGGCGTGTCTCCGTTAACGCTAGTCGTCGATCGTCATGTCCTTTACGTGGCATCCCCTCGAAGTCCGCTCCGTGAAGCTCGCATCGGGTGGGGTGTGGGGCGCAAGCAAAACCCCCGGCGGTTGCTCGGGGGGTGGTGGGGTTTGTTGCGTCTGGTAGCGGGGCTTGACCTCGCCTTGGCTCCATACCGACTGACTCAGTGGGTCGTGAAACTTCGTCGTCGGGCCAAAGAAGCGCATCAGGAAGCGCCCTAGCTTGCCGCCACGGTTCTTTGCGACCTTGCCGCTGACGTCTCGCCAGCCTGCCGCGTCAGTTTCCAGCGGTCCCCACAGGAAAATCACCGTGCTGGAGTCCTGCTCGATTGACCCGGACTCCCGCAGGTCTGAGAGTTGAGGCTCCCCTCCTTGGCGCTTCTCGACCTCTCGGCTCAGCTGCGAAAGGGCGAGGATCGGACACTTGAGCGCCTTGGCTAGATTTTTGATCCCTCGGGATAGGCGGCTAATCTCTTCGTTGCGGTTGGACGAGGCCCGTTTTCGGTCGTACTCCTCGGCCGTTTCCCCCAGGAGTTGGAGGTAGTCGATGACGATCAAGCCAATCTCGCCGTGCTCGGCTTTGAAGCGTCTAGCCTTGCGTTCGATGGTCCGGAGCGTGATGTTCGAGTCGTCGTAGATGGCGAAAGGCAGGCCTTGTACCACCCTCGCCGCCTCGTGGAAGGATTCGGCCATATCGTCCGAGATGCTTCCCGTCATCACCGAGCGCCCATCTGCCCCGGATAGTCCGGAGAGGACGCGGGACACCAGTTCCTCGGCTTGCATTTCGGCCGAAAAGGCGATGACGGGTTTACCGGCGCGGGCCACGTTCGCCGCGATGTCCATCGCAAAGGCTGATTTTCCGACCGATGGACGAGCCGCAAGCGTGATCATCTGCCCTGGAGCGAAGCCGGCCGTGAGGTCATCCAGCGAAGGGAAGCCGCTAGGCAGTCGATTCGGGGCGATATTGCCCGACCAGTACGCTTTCCGAGCCTCCTCCATCTCGGCAACTACGCGCTGGGCCACGTCGCCAATCCGGTGATATTCGGCGCCCGTGGTTCGGTCGGCGAGTCGCGTTGCTTCACCGGCGGCCCAATCAAGCGGGTCATCGAGGTCCTGAGCAAACCCCCGCTCCACCAAGCGGGCACCGAGGTTGATTAGCTCGCGCTGAGCCGCCACCTTGCGGACGCTCCGGGCGTAGTGCTCGGCGTGGCCTGCCGTGGGGATGCTGGCCGCAAGGTCCATCAGGTACTCGTAGCCGCCGCAGGTGTCGAGCAAGCCCTTTTCCCGTAGGTAACTGCTCACCCCGATCAGGTCCGGGGCATAGCCGCCCCGCTGGGTCCGCAAGACAGCCCGGTAGATCTCGGCATGGGCCTGGCGGTAAAAGTCCTCGGGAGCCAGGATCTCCGAGACGCGCTCTGCGGCCTCCGGGGACACCAGGCAGGAGCCCAGTACTCCGATCTCCGCGTCCAGGTCTTGCGGCGGGACACGATCGACCAGGCCAAGTTCGGCTGGTAACTCACGCCGCTCCACGGTCAACCTCCTTCGTGCTGGCCCTGAGTTCGGCAAGCCGGGCCTCCAGGGCGTCGGTATGGGCGTCCCGTAGGAAGGCATCCGCCTCCGGCCTCGTCATCCCCGAACGAATCAGGAGCGGAGCAAGTTGGCGAGCAAGGCGCTCCCGGGCGATCTGCGGGTCGATGGGGGGCGGCGGGGGCGGGGCGGCGCAAGATCCCTGATCCCCTGGGCTGGTTAGGTCGATCCCGTCCACGAGGGCGGAGCCGATGACCCCGGCCACGTACTTGCTCCGAACCTTGGCATTGGCGGCGATCGCCTTATCCCAGGCCACGAGGAGCCAGTCAGTCCGCTTTGAGGGGGACATATCGACCCAAGCATCGAAGGCGCGATTCCCGTGAGAGGTGCCGATAGTTCGCGCAACTGACACGGCGAACTCCGCCGGATCGAGAACCTTTCCCTTGAGGGCGATGCTCAGGCGGGTAGCCTCCTCCTCCTCAGGGCCGGGGGTTGGTCCCTCATGCGCACGTGCGGGGGAGGAGGTCGTTGATCGTTGATCGTTGGTCGTTGGTACATGGTCGTTGGTATGAGTAGGCGAATCATCGGCGACTTTTCGGCGAATCGTCTCCGAATGGTCGGAGACTTCTCGCTGATGCTCACCAGAGCGATCTTCATTGCGTCGGGTACGACTCACTCCCGCTTTCTTCCGATTGCACGGAAGGCAGAGCAACTGTAGGTTTTCAGGCTCATTGCTGCCGCCATCCGCTGCTTCGATCCGATGATCGATTTCCCCAAGGTCCTGGCCAGCGTCATAGCGATCAAGCTTGTTGCGGCGCAAATTGGTCCGACCGCACTTTTGACAGCATGCCTTGTCCCTTTGCCATACCAAGTCCTTGATACGCTCCGGAATGCGCTTGCTCTTCCGGTATGCAGATGCGGCATCTTCCGGGTCGCCTTTGATGGACGGAAGGCAAGAGGAAAAGTTCGGCTTGTCGATCTTTTGGTGATGCCAGTTCACGATCTGAATGATAGCCAGGCCGTTGGTCGATTTACCCCGCCTGATGCGCTCGATGTTCTCGAGCTCGCTCAGCGACTGTCTAGCGGTATCGTCGGTGTAGGGAAAGATGAAGGCGTCGATTTGCTTGATGTTGTCGAGAACGCGTCCCAGGTCGTCGGCCATGCTGATGAGCCCGAGAAATACGACCCGATCGAGGGGGTGCAGCGGTCCGAGCTTCTCATCGGACCAGAACTCGGGTTTTATAGTCCTTATCCTAGCCATCAGATTCCTAACCTTTCCGCGAGCGCCCGGACTTCGGCCTCGTAGGCCTCCCGGGATAATCCAAGTCGTCTGAGGGCCGCTTTGCCCTCTTCGTAGGCGTTCCAGGCCTCATGCGAGGCCACGGGGTAAGGGTCGGACTCCATGGCCTCTCCTTTCAAGCGAAGGGCCACCCGAAGGCAGCCCGTGGGGGTGATTTAGAACGGCGTCGCTTCCTGCGTGACCGGCTCCGCGAGCTTGATGGTGAAGCGAGGCAAAAGCTCCTTCACCACCGCCTTACTTTCCAGCTTGGCGAGCGTGTCAGGTTCCAGCGTTCCCGCCTTCATCCCGGCCTTGACCGCCTTCTCCAGGGCCACGCGGTCCACCTCTTCCCTTGCGGGGATCTGCTTGATGACCAGGGCGGCAACCTCGGGAGCGTAGAGCCTCACCGCGTCCACCGGGTATTCGACCGAGCGAGCCGCCACGAGGGAGACGGTGCCGGCGGAAGTCTCCACCTTGCCGGGCTCGGTGAGCAGGGCGCGGATCGCGTCTCGGGTGTCAGCGATCGATCGCTGGGCGGCCGTCAAGGCCCTGTATGCGTCCGTCGCCTCCAGTGAGGCCTTGGAGTCGGTTTCGATGTCTTGCAGCGTCGCGAGGTGCCGTAAGAGGCGTTCGATTTCGTTCATGGTGTCTCCTCAAAACAAAAGCGCCGAAGCGCTCGGGGTTCTATGCGATTCCGGCTCCGTCGAAGTCGGGCCATTCGGGCGGCTTAGAACGGAAAATCTCCGTCATCGTGGCCTCCCTGCTCTTGCTTGGCCTCGCTCTTGCTGCCAGTGAAGGACCATTCGGCGTTGCGGACGTTCAGGAAAACCCCGCCATCCTTGCCTTTGCTGGTTTCCAGTGTGCCGGAAAAGAAGACCGAATCGCCCTTGGCGAACTTGTTGGCGGCGACCTCACCTTGCGCTCCCCAGACCTCGACATAGTAGATGTCGCTGCTGGGGTACTGCTGGCCTTCGGGCTTCTTGCCGCCGTGGTTGACAGCGACTCGCATGGTGGTTTTGGTTGCTCCGTTGGAGCCGACTGATTTGAACTCCGGATCCGCGATCAGGCGGCCGATTCCGGTGACTTTTGCTCTCATTATTCACTCTCTTTCTTGGTTAGGTACTCGATTAGCTCGGTGAGCTGCTCGGCGTTGAGTTTGGCTGAGGAGTCGGGATATTCCCGGTTCACGCACCAAGCCTTGATTGCCTTGGGATCGAAGCCCTCGCGCTCGATCAGGCCGGTTAGGTGCTTGCGAAGTTCCGCCGCCTCATCGGGCTTGACGACGCTTGCGGGGGGCTTGTTGCCTTGCTGAGTGGCCTTGGGCGGCTGGTTCGCTTGAGGTTTGCTCGGCTGAGCCGATTCCCCGTCATCATCCTCCGGGGCGATCCCCACCATTGCCGATAGCGAGTAGCGCCGAAGGTAGGTGATGACCGAGCCGATGGACTGCGGGCTCGAGTCCTTGGCCGTCGCGCTGATCGAGGTCTCCAGGTGCTCCCCGCTTTCGTGCAGGAGCATCGTCTTGACCGTGACCTTCGCGCCGTCTGCCTCGGGAAACTGGACGACGGCCAGGCCGTTGCTTGTTAACGGATCCCGGCAGGCTTCCCAGACCGAAGCGAGGTCGGCATATTTGGATTTCAGGTGGGGGTTTGTGGCGTCCTTCTTCGCTCCGCCCATAACGGCCTGGGCCTTGGCGAGCGCCATGGCGAGCTTGGCATAGCCGGGTTGGGTTGGGACGTATGGGGTTGCGATCGTCTCTCCGTTCATCGTGTCTCCTCTTTCATCTCCAGCGGCCGTTCGACCCGCCGCTCAGCCCAACTCGTGACCATCCGGCCCGCGATCCTGATTCCCTCGCGATCGGACTCGTAAGCGGCGGCGGTCCAGCGGCTATTGAGAACGTGCTCGGTCTGCATGGTGACGGTCATTTGAGAGCTCCGATCTTCTGCCAGAAAGCGGTGTAAGGTGAGGTTGATGCGATCACCCATCGCTCACCTCGGTAATGAAAGCCGCACTTGCAGTAGAGTTCACGCCAGCGCGTCTCTTTCTTCTTGCTGCCGCCGTAGGCGTAGCGCATGGGTTGGTCGCATTGGGGGCATGGGTGCTTGGCGCTCATCATTTGGCCTCCAGTAGGGCAAGGGCATTGCGAGCGTCGCGGCAGAAAGCGCAGCTCAACGCCCCGTAAAAGCACTCCGACTTATGTTTTTCCATGGCGTCCTCGAAAAACTTCTCGCTCATCTCATGGCCTCCAGTAGGGCGAGGGCTTTCTCCATTGCGGCCTTGCAGTTGAGGCAGGTGTCACAGCCAGTCGCCCGCTCCATCGCCCCTTTCGCAGCCTTAGCAAAGTCGAGCAGGAGCGTAATGGCCTGCTTGTCCTCGTCGAACATCATGGTGTCCCGGAGCCGCTTGGCGTCCTCGAAAAACTCGTTCATCTCATCTCTCCAAACAAGGGCAGTTGGCCCTCTAACTCTTCCGTCGTTTTGGCCCTCATCAGCCCATGCGCTTCAAGCGTTCGCCGCATTGCTTCCGTTAGGTAGGCCTGTGAGCCCGCTTGAAGGCTGTCCCAGGCCCCTATGGGATGAGGAAAGCCCCGCTCAACTTGCAGGGCTCTACGGGCTTCCCAGTGGGACTTGGCGAGGGCGGCGGGGTCAGGCATGCTCGGCCGCCTCGTCTACTCGCAAACGCTCCGCCCCATCCAGTCCTGCGCGCAGGTACTCCAGGATTTCCGCCATCGTCTCGCCGTCCTCCGCGAGTGAGAGGGCTGCCTCGACGGTTCCGCGCAGCCACTCATAAGGCGTCGCAAGCGTCATTCGCCCTCCGTCAGCCGGTCATCCCGGCGGCGATCAAACTCCTGGTCCCCGTCGTCGTCCCGCTCCTGCCGCAGCTCTCGCATGGCCGCAAGCTCCTTGCTCCAGCCTTCGCGGAACCACTCGTAAAAGTCCCCCTCGCGCTCCATGGCCTTGGCGAAGAGCAGGAAAGGAGCGGGGTCCATACTCCCGGCATGCTTGCGCCAGAGGTCCCGGAGCAAGTCATCCATGAGCTCGTCTTCGTCAATCTCGGGCGCGTCTTTGATCTCGGGTGGGGTCAGGTAGCGGTCTAGTGCTGTCAAAGTGCACCTCCCTGTGCGTCGTAGGGCGATCGCGGCTCTTCTTCGTAGCCGTCAACCACCTGAATTGCTTGGCCTGCGGGGCAATGGCAAACGGCCTCATCGGTGATGATTCGGTAGCCGTAACAGCCGCAGATGACCTGGCCATCCTCGACGCCATAACAGCAGTACCCGAAGATGGGTCGGATGCCGGTATCCTGGCAGTCAGGGCAGTTCACATCTCCCTCCTTGCCGTGACCCACTCGAAGATGCGATCTCCGCTCAGGTCATCAGGGCCTCCGAGAACCACGATCAGGCGGCGGGCAATCTCAAGTGGCGAGGAAGTGCGGCCTGCCAACTGGACGATGGCCTCCTCGATCGCGAATTCGAGGAGGCCGATTGCGCGGACCTCTTCTTCGGTCATGCCGTCACCTCCCGGCTCCAGTCGTAGGACTCGGCTTGCTGGCGTTTGAGGCGGACCACCTCTCGCTCCAGGGCGGCAAGCCTCTTGCTCGCCTCGGTCTGGGCTTCGAGTAAGGCCATGACCAGCGCCCCCAGCGGTGTGGTATGATCAGGCTGTTGGCCCTCATCGGGGCTCACTTGGCTCCCAGGCGTTAGCGCGCCTTGGGGGCTTTTTTCTTGCGTCATCTCGCTCTCCTTAAAAGAAACCCGCCCGGTTTGGGGCGGGGTTAGAGGGCTTCGGATTCTCTCTTGAGGTCTCGCCGTTTGAATCCCCTGAAGGCCGCGGCTTGCAGCGTCCGGTACTTGGCGCCATCGGGCGCAACCCATTGGGCCGCTCGTCCGCAAACCGTGCAGCGGTTACCGCTCCAGGAGTGCTCTGGCTCTGGCTTGGGCTGCGGGCATCCTGACGTGTGGTTTTGAGCGCACTTGAAGCGGTGAATGTAGTCCCCGTAAGAAGGGCGCCGTCCGAAGTCGTGTACTCGTCCGCAGGGTCGGCACCGTCCGTCGCCGCAGCCTGACCACACGCCACGAGAAGGCTTAGCAAGCGCCTGGGTATACGTCGTAGGTTCAGCCATCCTCTTCTCTCCTCTCTAAATCAGCCCGTGGCGCGTCAACACAGCAGGCAGGCCCCCGATGATTTGCGCTCCCATGTAGAGCGCGAAGCCCAGCGCGAAGGCCAGGATCAGCAGGCCATCGAAGCCGCTCTCCGTGAGCCAGCCGCCCTTGCGCTTGCGGGCCTTGGTGCGGGTCTTCTCGACGTCCGAAAGAAGCGCGTAGAGCCCCGCTCGGGTGCGCTCCTCCTCCGTGATCAGCTTCATCTCTTGCATTGTAAATTTCCTTTACATTCACTGTTACAATCGGATACAATCGCTTCTGAACTCCATTCCTCTCCCGCTCGGAAGGGGAAGGGAAGTCAGCGCGATCGGCCCCGCCTCATAAACGAAGGCCGATCGCTGAAAGTGTCTCTCCGTCACGCTTTCGGGTTTACTACCGTGTGTATCGCACCTGTACCTGTCGATGGCCTTGGGTGCTTGCCCTCGGGTTCCAGTCCCGGCAGCGGTTCGGAGATTCAGTTGTCAAGGTGCGGCCCGTCCTCTTCCGGCTGTCACACTGGGGAGAGGGCGGGAATCCTAGCGGGGAGCATTGCACTCCCCGGCCGCGTGTACGGGCTAGGCGGGTCGTTTTGCTGCGCGTTCAGCGATCCAGGCGCTGACCTCGGACTCGAGCCATCGGCATGTGCGGTGGTTGTTCGGATCGAGTAGGACGGGTTTGGGGAATTTGCCGGTCGTGTACCACTCATGGATGGTTGCGCGCGTGACCTGGATCAGCTCGCAAACCTGCTTGAGGGTGAGGAGTTGGAGGGGGTCAGACTGCGGCGCGGTCATTGGCTGGCCTATGCGCTTCGAGTGATGCAACACGGGCGCCCAGGTCGTTCAGCAGGTCCAAAATCTGCTGGAACTCGTCCAGTGCGGGGCGAATGCATTCAGGCGTCCCTGCGTATTCGCCGGGCAGTTGGACGAGGAACTTGAGGTTCTCGCAGATGCCGATGGATGCAACCACGGGCACGGGGTGGCCGACATCTTCGGGGCCTGCGTAGCCCCCATCAGCTTCGATCTCTTCCCAGTCCCATGCGCTGGATCCGGAGTGCCTTACGGTGAGGTGATATGCGTCCGCCTCTTTGCCGTCTGCATGGGGCTCGATGAAGTAGAGGTTTTCGGTCTTGCGCTCCTTGGCGGTAGCGATCAGGGTGCGGTAGGCGGTGATCAGGTCCATGGGTGACTCCTTATATGGCGCTGGATTGGGCGGAAAGGTGGGCTTGAATCAGGGGTACGACGCTCGGGAACCAGCGCAGCGAGCGAACGGATCCGCCGGCGAACTTCTTGGCGTCGTCCTTGTACTCCCAATGCACTCGGTGAGCTTCGATGCCTTCCCAGCCCCTATCCGTCTTGACCTGAAAGCCCATCTCCGTGAGTAGCCGGTTGACCTGGGCTGGCTTTTGCTCGGGATTCAGGCGCTTGCCGATCTGCGTGGGGTTGAGGTGCATGGCCTGGGTTTCGGCGATCAGCTGCACGTCGAAGAGTTCGGCAACGTCCACGCCGGTCTTGGCCTTCGTGACCTGCATGGCGCGGATCTGGGCTTGGTTGCCGTCGAGCTTGAGTAGCTTGGCGATCCCTAGGGCTGCCTTGAATACGCCGCGAGCTTCGCGCAGTTGAACGGAAGGGCGATCGTTGCCGGTGGATAGCACGGCGTTGATCTGGTCGGCCTTGTCGGTGAGGGCTTTGCGTCCCCAAACCCGGACTTTCGCGCCGGTGTCGGTGGAGCTGAGCATTGCGAGGGCAATCACGCCGTCACGTCCCCAGATTCGGCGGGTGCGGGTGACGGTGCGGCCACCCTCAACTGTGGTCAATTTGATTACAGTTGAAAGACCTTCGAGCTCGCCGTGTTCGTCGCGTTGAACGAGAAGGCTAACAGCTCTGGCGGGGTCTGCGTACCCGAGCAAGGTTCCGACCTGCTCATCGGTGAGGGCGTGGCGGTGGCCGTCGATCAGATAGGCGGCGATCGCTTGGCCGTGGAAGTCGAGGGTTACGAGTTGCTGGTTCATCGGGATTCCTTTCTAGGCTGCAGGGTTGGGATTGGATTGTTTGCATTTCTCAGTTTTATGAGGATCTAGACCAAAAAAAACCGTGAAAGGTTTATTCAGTGCTGCTGCAATCTTTTGAACAGTAGACGTGTCGGGGTTAGGTCTACGGCCGGATTCGAGATACCAGACCGTATTAGCTGCCACCTGTGCTTTTTCTGCCAGTTGCTCCTGGGTTAGATTGGCGTCTTTTCTCGCCTTCACAAGGGCTTGAGCGTTAAAAACCAAGGCGCTCACCTCCTTTCCTCAGTTTCATGAGAATAGAATACCTCAATAAAATGAGGACAGTCAAGCCCTTATTCTCATTAAATTTAGTTATTCCGATGCTACTCTAATCTCAGCTAAGTGAGGGACCGAAATAATATGGAAGCAGACCTTGAACGCCTAGCGGCATTCGTCATTGAGACTCGCAAGCGGAAGGGCTTAACTCAGGAGGATCTCACCAAGAAGGGTGGCCCGAGTGGTGGCTGGATCGGATCGCTTGAGGCAGGAACCATGCTCAACATTCCGAAGCCGTTCACCCTACGGAAGCTGGCTAATGCCCTCGGGGTTCCGGCGAGAGATGTTTTTGAGGCGGTTGGAATCGAGCCTGTCACCTTTGAGGATCAAGGCATCTTCTTCTTGAGGACGCAGGCGGACAAGGAGCGATTTCTGGAGCTAGCTCGCTTGCGCCAGTTCCCGCCGACTAAGGAAGAGGAGGCGTTGATCTTGCAACTTCCAGACTTCGGCCATGACCTCACTAAAGCCTTCGTTCTTGAACCATACGACGAACCAACAGAAGATCGCGAATGGCTGCATGGTTCGATGCGGGATATGATCGCCGGGAATGCTGGAAACAAGCCCTCAACTCCTACCCTCTCTCCCGCCATGGAGCGTCCCACCCACGGCGAGTACCCCTTGTCGGATCTCGAATGGGGGATCGTAGAGCAAGGCATCAAGGCCGGAGTGGGGGTCTACCTGGATGCCATGCCCGGCCTACTGGACGTGCCACCGGACCATCCCATGAGGAAAGAGTTGTTTTGGGGAATCGCGGAAGCGGTCAAGCAAGCGGAGAGGTTACGCCGGTGGTCAGAAGAGGACAAGAGCGCGAACTAGGGCCGCTTGAGCGGTTCGAGCTTCTCTTTCATAGGCACAACGTTGCGGCCTTTCGTCGCCCCCTGCATGGCCCCAAGAGCATCCTCTATACGATGCCAATGGGGTCAGTTTTGAACGTGGATCGCTCCTTGCCTCCTGTTGAGCGCAACGAAACGATCGCCTTTCAACTCGGGCATCTGGAGCTATGTCATCGGGGTTTCCGCTTCCTTGATGCCGCTGGCCCCTGGAAACACCATGACGACGCGCAGGCCCGGCATTGGGCTGCTCGATACTTGATCCCCGACTCAGTTCTTGAGCGCGCGCGCCGTGAAGGCTGGGAGCTTGCTCGCGTCGCCGAAGCCTGCGAAGTGCCTGTGTCCATGGTGCATCGGCGCTTGTCCATGCTCCTGGGGAACGGGCCAGTTTTTTTACCTGTTGGAGTCCAGAATTATTAACAGAGGAGTTGCGACAGTGAAAGGTAGATCAATCGAGGTGTCGGTTTTTAGGGTTTTCATTACTATCGGCCTTTCACTCCTGGTTTCAGGCGGAACTTTCGAATCCATTAGCCAGCGATCCCATGATGATTTGATAGGAAAAGAGGTTCATGTTTTTGGTCAAGGCGACGGTGAGGTTATAGCCATTGAAACCGATAAGATGGATGAGATTAAGTATATTAACGTAAGGATTAAGTGGTCAAAGGACAACTATATCGCCAAATTAAATCAGGTGGGAATTTTATCCGACATGAAAAAAGCAAAAGCTCTTGTTGGCCGTCCGATATATTGGATTGGGAAGGGTAATTTCTGGGTTGACAACGGAAATGAAGACAAAACGTATAAACCCGATCGCAATGAACGATTCTTCATCTACGACACCGAGTGGGAGGATCTCGGGGAATATCCGGACCCCATAGGTCCGGTATCGATTAGATTGAAAATAAAAAACAACGCCGGGAAATTCATTTGCGACGTAAAAATGAATACCCTTAAAACCAATCAAGAACCAAGCCGAATATTTAATAACTCATGGAGCATGATCGATCTAAAGGTAAAGTACGCGAAATTTGGCAATAAGTTCACACCGAAGATAGCCGAAGGAAAAATCATCAAAGGCATGACCCCTGAAATGGTGCGCGCTTCCTGGGGTGAGCCTGATGATATTAACCAGACAGTTGGGTCATTCGGGGTGCATGAACAATGGGTATTCGGGGAAACTTATGCCGATTACGTCTACTTTGAGAATGGAAAAGTCGTAGGTTGGCAGGATTAACCACCATGCCTGTAGCCCCCGCTACCAGCTCTGTCCGCGCCTCCAATCAGGTATGGCACACTGGATTACAGGCAGCGGAGCGCAAAATACGCGACAAGACCCGCTAGAAAACAGGCAGTAAAGTCCGGAATATTGTACTTGTCGCTTTAAACTATTTTTTGTGGTTAAGGATTTCAGTCAGTCTTAACGCCCATGCTTCCAGGGCTTCGCGCTTCTCTCGGTCGTAGCTGTGCCGCTCGTAGACAGCGGTGACGCCGGTTTCGACGTGGTTGAGGATCTTGGAGATGACCAGGCGGGGGGTTCCGAGTCCAGCCATGTGACTGGCAGCGGTGCGGCGTAGGTCGTGGATCGTGAAGTCCACGCCGGTTATGCGCCTGATCTCTTTCACGGATGCTGAGGGGTCGCTGATGGGCTCGTTCTTCGTGAGCTTCATCCTGGACGGGAAAACCCATTGCGAGGGCTTGTCGGCCCTCTTGCAGCGTTCTAGGATGCCCTGAGCGAGAGGCGAGAGATAGACTCGGTGGGTTAGGCGGTTCTTCGTGCGCGCGCCCGGGATGGTCCACCAGTCGCCGTCGATCTCGCTCCATGGCATCCCGAGCACTTCGCCCTTGCGCTGAGCTGTGACGATCAGCAGGCGGATCGCGTTCGCCACGTTCAGGGGAGCGCTATCGCAGGCCGTCCAGACCGCACGGATCTCGGTATCCGTGAGCACTCGATCCTTCTGGTTCTCGCGAGCGGGCGGCGTCACGCCGTAGCATGGGCTCCCCTCGATTATGGCGCGGCTTGCGGCCCATCGGAAGAGCTTGCGGATGACCGCGAAAATGCGGTTGACCTGGACGCCCTTGGCTCCCTTCGCCTTGGATTCGGCCATGAGGGAGTCGAGCAGGGCGATCACGTCTCGCTTGCGAATATCCTCGATGAGCCGAGTACCCCAGACCGGCAGCACGTCCATGCGGAGAATGCGATCGTCCTCCTCCCAACTCCGCTTATGGACCTTGGCGTAGAGCTGGACGTAATCCTCCGCTATCTTGGCGAAGAGGATGGGATCCGAGACTTCGGGGGGCTTGCCCTCGCTGGACTCGACGATCACTCTGGCAGCTTCAAGGCGGGCTTTCTTGAGACTCACACCCGGGAAGTGCCCCAGGTCCTTACGTCGCTTCGTGCGGTCCCCTGGGAGCCGGTAGAGGACTTGCCAGGTCTTCGTGCCTCTGGGAGATACCCGGAGCCCCAGGCCTCGGGTGTGGGTGTCGTGGTAGACGGTCGTAACGCCCACGGTGACGGCCTGGAGCCAGGCGATGCTCATCATAAGCTCAGGCAT